TGAAAATATACAGGAAACGATCCGCGTGCTTGAGGCTTCGTTGGCCACTGATTTTCTGACCGACAGTGTGCGAGAAATCATGACTCGCTGTGTCGCTATGCTCAAAGAAGCAGAATCGGAACTCGGTGGCTAAGCAGGCGCAGCAACCCACCAAGAATGAAAAAGAATATGCGGAGTGGGTTAGGCAGCAAAAAGACAGAAGTCACAACCAGTAGGTCGCGATGGCAATAATCAACGGATGGGGCAGAGGCAGTTGGGGCGAAGGGGCTTGGAACGAAGCCATCCCCGTCGAGCCTGCTGGTCAAGCGGCCACTGCTGGTGTTGGTTCTCCCACCGTTTCGGGCAAAGCTAATTTTACCCCGACAGGTCAAGCAGCCACGGCTGGTGTGGGTTCTCCTACAGTTGCAGCCGGAGCCACCGTAAGTGTCACCGGCCTTGCGATAACCTCTGCACTGAGCACCGCGCTCACCGTCACTGGCAAAGCCAACGTTACGCCTTCGGGTCAGGCAGCAACCGCTGGAGTTGGCGCACCTACAACGACCGCTGCTGCAAACGTTAGCGTCACAGGACAAGGGGCTACCAGCGCAGTCGGCGCAGTCACCACTCAAGCGAAAGCAAACGTCAGTCCGACAGGCCAGGCAATTACTGCTGGCGTGGGTGCGTCAACGGTCGTAGCCAAAGCCAACATCACACCCACCGGGCAAGCTGCGACCGCCGGAGTCGGCAGCATTCAGATCGTTGCAGCAGCGATCATCGATGTGCCCGTGATCAGCGGTGTATCTGCTGGGGTGGGATCACCGACTACCACGGCGGCTGCGAATGTATCGGTGACGGGCCAGGGCGCGACCTCTGGTGTTGGGGCATTGACCGTCAACGCTGCTGGCAGCGTCACAGCAGACGGACAAAGTATTACTTCAGGGATTGGCTCGCCGACCACTGTTGCAGGGTCGATTGTTCAGGTTACTGGCCAGCAAATCACCTCTGCCTTGGCTGACGTTCTTGTTTGGGCGGAGATAGACACAAATCAAACGCCCAACTACACTGAGGTGGATGACAGTCAGACGCCGGGGTATTCTACGATTAGCACAAGTCAAAGCCCAGGCTATACAGAGATAGAAGCGGCGTAACGCGAGGAAGCAACATGGCAACTTTTGTTAACGATTTACGACTCACTGAACTTGCCACAGGCGAGGGAAGCGGAACGTGGGGAACAACCACTAATACCAACCTGGAGCTTATTGCAGAGGCGTTTTCTTTTGGCACAGAAGCAATCACGACAAATGCTGATACTCATACTACTACTCTTGCTGACGGTTCTACTGATCCCGGTAGGAGTATTTTCCTTAAGTACACTGGCACACTCGATTCTGCTTGCACCATAACTATTGGCCCGAACACCGTCTCCAAGCTGTGGCTCATAGAAAATGCCACTTCTGGGTCACAGAACATTATCATCAAGCAAGGTTCTGGCTCGACAATCACGATCCCCAACGGCCAGACTAAGGCGATTTATTCAGATGGAGCGGGAAGTGGCGGCGCGATGGTTGATGCCTTTCAAGACCTGTCGATCCCTGATTTGTTTATTGACGATGACCTAACGTTTACCTCTGACAGCGCAGTTATTACCTTTGGCGCAGATGGCGACACTACACTCACGCACACAGACGGCTCTGGTCTGACACTGAACTCAACAAACAAGCTGATGTTCAACGACGCGAGCCAGTTCATTCAAGGCTCAAGCGCAACGGTCTTGTCTCTCGGCGCGACGGATGAAATAGATCTGACTGCTACGCTCATAGACATCAACGGTAACGCCGACGTATCAGGCACTGTTACCGCAACGGGCACTTCTGTTTTTGCCAGCCTAGACATCTCAGGGGACATAGACGTTGATGGAACCACCAACCTTGATGTCGTAGACATTGATGGGGCTGTGGATATGGCGTCCACGCTGCAAGTAGATGGTGCGATCACTTCTTCGGCTGGAGCGACTATATCGGTTACTGACAACTCAGATGTTCTGCATTTGAAAAGCACTGACGATGACGCAAATGTCGGCCCCGTTTTACTTCTAAATAGAGTTTCCTCTAGTCCAGCAGATTCTGATGTGATTGGCTCAATAGACTTTGACGGGCGTAACGATGCTGGTCAAGCTGTGGAGTACGCCCAAATTATTAGTCAGATAATGGATGCAAGTGATGGCACAGAAGATGGCGCTCTTTACTTGCAAACTATTGTCGCAGGAACCAAAAGAGAGCGTGTTTCTCTTTTAGAAGCAGAAACAGTTTTCAACAATGCCTCAGTTGATCTTGACTTCCGCGTTGAGTCTGACGGCAACACTCATATGCTATTTGTGGATGCTAATAATGACACGGTTGTCATAGGCTCAGGCAGTATCACAGCGCCATCTACCGTTGACTTCTTGTCTTATGCTTCTGCGGCGGCAGGACGCTCTGCTTTTGTTCATGGTTCTGGTGATGGCGGCGTTGTACTTTCTGGCACAGGATCAGGCTCTGCGGCATCCCTAATCTTCGGTAATGATTGGGGGAGTGACGGCTCTGGGTTCACTGAAGAATACCGCCTGATCATGGACGGCTCTGATGACAGCCTACAATTCAAATACAACGGTAACGCAAGCACAGCCTTAACTCTATCAAGTGCGGGTGCGGCTACGTTTGGCGGCACTGTCACTGCCAACTCTGGCGTAGTCGTAGACAACATCACAATCGACGGTACTGAGATTGATCTGTCCTCTGGCGACCTGACGCTAGATGTCGCAGGAGACATCATTCTTGATGCTGGAGGCGCACAACTAAGATTCCACGATGACGGAACTGATATTGGAGTCATATCTAACGAGTCAAATAATCTAATTATTAAACCACAGGTCTCGGATGCTGACTTGATATTCAAAGGCAACGATGGTGGTTCAACGATTACGGCGATGACTTTTGATATGTCAGCGGCGGGTAGAGCAATTTTCGGCGCTGATGCGGATATGGCGGATGGTCAGGCTTTCCGCTTTGGAGATAGCCAAGACTTTTTAATCTACCACTCATCTAATGAAAACATCATTCAAGCGAACACTACTGACCAAGATATAATTTTTAAAGGAGTCGATGGCGGATCGTCTATCACGGCGTTGACCTTAGATATGTCAGATGCGGGTGCGGCTACTTTTAATGGGCATGGAACATTTAATGACACTGTAACAATCAATAGCACTTCTAGTGGAGCCTTAACCATTGCAGGCACTGGTGGAGGAATAAACTTCACTGGCGGTAACAATAGAGTCAACTTCACTTCAAATAGAGCATTAGAAGGTGCTACTGATGGTTCAACCCTTACTGTTGGTGAGGACTACACAACAATTAGACTGTCAGGAGCTGTTGTAGCCAACGAAAGCGGTGCAGATGCCGACTTCCGCGTTGAGTCAAACGGCAACGCCAATCTGTTCAAGATTGATGCAAACTCTGACAGCGGTGCAGGACAAGTGATATGTGGTTCAGCCACGGCAATTGAAGGCGTGTCAGCGCCACTAGCCGTGAATGGTTTTGCTCACACTAGGATTGCGATTGACGGCACAGACTCTGCTGGCTTATATATGACCGACTCCAATGCAGAGCCAATTACGATACGAAACGCTGAAGGCGATTTAGAATTTTACGGCAACGCCGCCCACGAATTTGTTTTCAATGAAGATGGCATCAACGTAGATTTCCGCGTTGAGTCGGACAACAGCACTCACGCAATTTTTGTCGATGCGGGTAACGATAGAATAGCGTTTGGATTTGATAGCAGCCCAGATAAATCTTTCGCATTTAAAGCCTCGGCTTCCTCTGCAAGCTGGAGGCTATATGATGCGGCTAATGGAACTGATTGGGTGGCGTTTGACCCTGTAAGTAGCCTCAACCGAACTATTGAGTTTAAGAACAGTGGGGCCGGTAATATCGCTGTTGATGTGCAAGGTGCTTTATCGAAAAGTTCTGGTTCATTTAAAATAGACCATCCGCTTCCAGCCAAGCGTGACACGCATCACCTAGTTCATTCATTCGTAGAAGCGCCTCAAGCCAATAACATTTATCGCGGCAAGGTTGATCTTGTGGCGGGCGCTGCAACGGTCAACATCGACAGTGTGGCAGGTATGACGGAAGGCACCTTTGTGCTGCTTAACCGTGAGGTTCAGTGCTTCACCAGTAATGAATCCGGTTGGACGGCTGTAAAAGGGGCTGTCAGCGGAAATACTTTAACAATTACCGCGCAAGATAATACTTGCACGGACACAATATCATGGCTGGTTATTGGCGAACGGCAAGACCAACATATGTTTGATACGAATTGGACCGACGAGAACGGCAAAGTCATCGTTGAGCCACTTAAACAAACCTAAGGAAACTAATCACTTACCCAACTGTTATTGAAGGAGAATAGCATGGCCATAAACACAACTTGGTCGGTCAGTAATATGACCCATGTAGACGCTGATGGTGGCGTCATTTTGGCTTACTGGAGTCTAGTTGCAGCAAGCGATGCTGGTGGTGGCGAGACAGCTACCGAAGGCGGCAAAGCTCGCTTCACTTACGATGCGTCTGCAAGCGGATACATTCCCTATGCTGATCTTAAAGAAAGCGATGTGCTGGGCTGGATCTACGATCAAAACAAAGGCCCAAGCTCGGGCGGCCCCGAAGACGAAACCGCTGCCCAGTATAAAGCTCGCATCGAAGCGGAGCGTACCGCGAAGGTTGAAGCGCAGATTGATCGTAATGCAACACAAGCGACTGGAGTGCCTTGGTAATGAGCGAAGAAAACAAGGTCGTAATCAATGACGAAGAGTACAACTTTGGTGATCTGAAGGTCGAGACTCAGGCGCACATCGCTAGAGTGGCAGAGATTCGGCGTGAAATCGCGGCACTGCAACAGCAGATCGCAGAGCGCAACGTGTTACTGCAAGCATACACTCAAAGCATTGCCGAAAGTGTTCAGACAGTAGAAGAGCCTGAGACAGCACAAGGTCTGCCCGAAGGGTTCAAGGGTCACTAATGAGTTTGCTTGAAATCGTAACCACTCTGACCACGTTGTCAGTCGTTGCATCCGCGATATGTGCTGCTACGCCCACTCCGAAGGATGATGCGTTTATGGCGAAATATGTTTACCCCGTCATAGAAGCTCTGGCACTGAATGTTGGTAAAGCCAAAGATTAGCGATGTGCTATCTCGCGATGGCCGAGGAATGGGGTTTGGACAAAAGTGATCAGGCATTGAATCAGATTTCGACTCACGAGCAGGTGTGTGAGCAGAGGTATCTGAGAATTGAAGAGCGGTTAGCCAGCGGCTCCAGGCGCTTCGATGAACTTGAAGCAAAAATAGACACAGTGTCTAATAGGTTGTGGTGGATTATGGGGTTGATCGTGGTGAGCATCTTCATTCCACAGTTTTTGTAAGGAAGCCAAAACATGAGTGACGGAACAATAAAAATCCCAACCTGGGCATTGCCAATAGGCGCTGCTGCCTTATCTGGAGCAATGGTCTGGGGTGCATCGCAAGCGCAAGCACAAGCTACCCAAGAAGAGGTTGAGCGCATAGAACAAGTTGTCGAAAAGACGGTTGCCGAGGCCCAAGCAACGGGAAAGCTCGCAGCAGTAAATGCCACCAAAATCGAAGCCATAGTGGATTCGTTAGCGGAACAGGCCGAGACAGCGAAAGCGTCAGATCAGAAGCTGCAACAGCTCATCGAGATCATGCTAAAACAGAATTAGAGTATGATCCCGCCAACCCAAATCTATACTGTGATTTGAGGGAGTGGCGCATGTTAGAACTGGTCAACCCTCCCTCGTATCGGCATTGCATCGCCAAGGAGTGGATGCGGTACAATTATAGGCAATGCGAATACGGTGGGATGATCTATGTTCAGAACAGCATGTCCCGTGTTTTAGGCACTGCACATCAGCTTGATGTCGAACTACTGAGTTGGGAACTCATCAGGCCCAAGGCTGTCAAAACCCAAGCGGTTGAGAAAAAGCGCAGGTTATAATGGAGATACCACCCTTCCCGAATAGTGTGAATGCCCCTCCTTATAGGCCCAAAGAAATTCATGACGCCTTCAGGGTGGATTCTTTTTCGCGGGTGTCTCTAGTTCAAAAAGAAGCGGTAAGTCGTTACTTCGAGTTTGTTTACGAGTTTCGCAACGGTGAGGTGCAGACCTCGATCCCCAAGGTTTTTCGTCAAGACATCGTGGATCTTAAAGCATGACGATGATGGTTTTTGTGCTGATCGTTCTTGAGCGTGGGCAACCTACGGGGCAGGAGTTCTACTTTCAAGAGCTGACTTCGTGCTTGGAGTACAGTAACGCCTTAAACGCTCAGTCGGTTGGCAAGATCAACGAGCTTCTTAGCAATAATCGATTCTTCTCCACCTATTGCGCGATCCGTGAAATCCCGCAATCAGACGCTGGTAAAAAGATATTCTTCCGTGATCCAAAGAAGCCGGAGTGACAATGAGTCAAAAGAAACTTCAACCGAAATCGCGGTACAGTCAATATGACCTGGATTCAGATGGGGTCGTGACCGATGAAGAGTTGGCAGTCAATCAAGAGCTTGTTGAAATTGAACTGCGAGAGGAGAAGGCTGATAGTCAACGACGAATGGCTTGGGTGTCTCTTAGCAGTATGGTGGTTTACGCTGTATTACCACTTTTGCCCTTCATCCCTGAGTCTCGTTTGTCCACTCTGGCGTCTCTAAGCGATATGCTCTTTTTGAGTCAAGCTAGTATTGTAGGTTTATACTTTGGCGCAACTGCATACATGGCAAAACGATGAGTGATGACAAAAGGACGGAGATACGTTGCGCTCGGTGCAAAAAGAAAGGGCATGTGATGGAGTTTGTACATTACGGAGCGACAACATTATGCCCTCGTTGTTTTAACATCATGTTCAAGGTGGCGTGATGTGGCAAGTCTCCGCAGGGTTAGGCTTGGTTTTAGTCCTGTCCTTGAGCGGTTTTAAGATGTATTACGATCAGGCAGAGGCCGAAAAGAAAGCCTTACAAACGGAGATCGACCAAGCAATCCGTAATCAGGCTTTGCTGGAAACCACGATTTCCGACCAAAACCTGGAGATCGAAGAGCAACAGAAGAAACAACAAGCGGTTTTGCTGAAAATTGACCGCCTCACGCGAGAGCATCAAGAAGCGATGAGGGAGGTCGAGGACATCCGAAAAAAGTTCGCAAAGCACAATCTCGATGTGCTGTCTTTACGGAAACCAAAACTGATCGAAAAGATTATCAATCGCGGTACTGCTGATGTATTCACAAATCTCGAAAGTATTACCGATCCTGATTCTTAGCGGTTGCAGCGCACTAGAGCGACCAACTCAGGTCGCGCCGGTCGAAGTGGTCACGATTGAAAAGCCAGCACCCGTCTATCACCCGCCAAAGCCGGGTGCCGTCAGAGCGTTACCCGTGGAATGGACTGTTCTGACACCAGAAACGATGCAAGAATACCTAGATGATCTAGCGGAGGGCAAAGCGCCAACCAACGCATATTATGGATTGACAACGAAGGGTTATGAAAATCTTAGTAGCAACATGGCTGATATTCTCCGCTATATCCGACAGCTTTCATCGATTGTTGACTACTATAAGAATTTGGAGACGACAGATGCTGCCGAAGAAGACGAGTGAAGAAGGTGTGGCCCTGATCAAAAAGTTCGAGGGCTGTGAGTTGAAGGCATACCGATGTTCTGCTGACGTTCCGACCATCGGCTATGGGCACACTAAAAACGTTTCTGATGGTGATACCTGCACGGCTCAAGAGGCCGAGGATATGCTCAAAAAAGACCTGGAAGAGTTTGAGTTTTATGTGAACGACCTTGTAGAGCAAGATCTAAAACAAAACGAGTTCGATGCCCTAGTGGCTTGGACCTTCAATCTTGGCCCCACAAACCTTCGCACTAGCACGATGCTCAAACGCTTGAACGAAGGGGACTTCGATGAGGTGCCCTACGAAATGCGTCGTTGGAACAAAGCGAGTGGTCAGGTTTTGGATGGCCTGGTAAGACGCAGAGAGGCAGAGGCGTTGTTGTTCCAAGGAAAAGCTTGGGAAAATGTCTAGCCTAGCGCAACTGAAAGACTTCGATGTCTTGTCGGATGCAGATAAGGCCGAAGCACTCGCGCTACTGAATCGTTACACGGCGCTAGAAAAACAAGAGGCGTGCCAAAAAGATTTTCTGTCGTTCGTAAAATCTCAGTGGCCTGATTTTATCGAGGGACGCCACCACCGGATCATCGCCGAAAAGTTCAACAAAATCGCGAATGGCAAACTCAAACGCTTGATCGTGTGCTTGCCGCCTCGCCATACCAAATCAGAATTCGCCAGCACGTTTTTCCCTGCCTGGATGATGGGATTGAGGGGAAACCTCAAAATAATCCAGACCACTCACACAGCTGAGCTGGCAGTACGATTTGGTCGACGTGTCAGGAACATCATCGATTCTGAGGAATACCAGGAAGTATTCCCAAATCTCAAACTAGAGTCAGATAATAAGTCTGCGGGACGCTGGACCACCAACCAAGGAGGAGAGTCGTTTTACTCCGGTGTCGGTGGTGCGATTACTGGCCGCGGTGCGGACTTGCTCATCATCGATGATCCAGTTTCAGAACAAGATGCCCTCAGCCCAACGGCGATGGACTCTATCTACGATTGGTACACTAGTGGTCCTCGGCAGCGACTACAACCTGGCGGCATCATCGTGATCGTGATGACCAGGTGGTCGACAAAAGACTTGGTGGGCAAGGTTCTCAAAAAACAAGGCGACGACTTTTCGGATCAGTGGGATCTCATTGAGTTCCCGGCCATCATGCCCGAGAGCGAAGAACCACTTTGGCCAGAGTTCTGGAAAAAAGATGAATTGCTAGGGGTCAAAGCGTCACTGCCGATTAGCAAATGGAACTCGCAGTGGATGCAAAACCCCACAGCCGAGGAGGGGTCCATCGTCAAGCGTGAGTGGTGGAGAGTATGGGAGGGCGATGACGTGCCGGATTACTCCTATGTGATTCAATCTTACGACACCGCTTTTTCGAAAAAAGAAACAGCTGACTATAGCGCCATCACCACCTGGGCAATCTTTCAGCCTGAGCCCGACGGGCCAGAGCAGATCATTTTGTTGGATGCACAACGGGTTCGCTTAGACTTCCCTGATTTGAAAAAAATGGCCATGGAGGAGTACCGATACTGGCAACCGGATTGTGTCTTGATCGAGGCAAAAGCAAGTGGCACCCCGCTGACCCATGAGCTGAGGAGAATGGGTATTCCGGTAACAGCGTACACACCGAGCCGAGGGCAGGACAAAATCGCTCGAATGAACTCGGTGGCGCCAATTTTCGAAAGTGGTATGGTGTGGGCACCAGACAGACCCTTCGCAGAGGAAGTCGTAGAAGAGATGGCGAGCTTTCCTTTTGGCGACCATGACGACTATGCGGATAGTGCGACGATGGCTTTGATGCGATTCCGACAGGGAGGGTTTGTGAGCTTAGCTGACGACTATCCTGAAGAGGCTAGATTGATGAACCATAACCGGACGGTGTTTTACTGATGGCTGTAGAGAAAAAACCCCTCGGCACCGAAAACATTCCAGACATCATCACGTCTGGGAACTCTCTGGAGGTAGAGGTTGAGCCGTCCCGCGAGGACTTAGTTCGCGAGGCCGCTGAAATATTGGTAACCGAGGAAGGTATCCTCATTGATGACGAGATCACTGAGGAGCCGGCTGAGCCAGCAATGGCCTTCGATGCGAACCTGGTCGAGTTCTTAGACGATTCGGATCTTGGTCGTTTAGCCATGGACGTCATAAGTTCAATTAAGGGCGACAAGGAGTCACGATCTGAGTGGGAGAAAACCTACGTTGATGCCCTGAAATATTTAGGGATGAAATTCGATGACACGCGCAGTCAGCCCTTCGAGGGAAGCACAGGCGTAATTCATCCGATCTTGGCGGAGTCAGTGACGCAATTCCAAAGCCAAGCGTATAAAGAGTTACTGCCGCCAAAAGGTCCGGTTAAAACTGAGATCGTCGGAGCACGCACCCCCGAGGTCGAAAACCAAGCAGAGCGTGTTGCAGAGTTCATGAACTACTATCTCATGAACGTCATGCAAGAGTTCGACCCAGAATTGGATATGCTCCTATTCTATCTGCCTCTAGCAGGGAGTGCCTTCAAGAAAGTCTATTACGACACAACGCTTAACCGAGCGATGTGTAAGTTTATAGCGCCCGAGGATCTCATCGTGCCCTACGAAAGCACTGATCTGACAAGCGCGGAGCGTGTGACTCATGTTCTGAGCATGAGCAAAAACGAAATCAAGAAACAACAACTATCTGGTTTTTACGCTGACATAGATCTCAAGGGTGACAGTTACAGTCTGGATAGAGATGAGATCGAAGAGCAGATCGATAAAATTGAAGGGCTCAAGCCCGGGTATCGCGAGAGTCGAGACCATGTGGTGTATGAAGTCCACACCATTTTGGATTTGCCAGGCTTCGAAGACGTCGATGACGCTGGGCGACCGACGGGATTGAAGCTGCCCTACATCATCACTGTCGATGAGACGACCACACAGGTTTTGTCTATTCGTCGCAACTACGCTGAGACGGATCCGCTTAAAAACAAAATAAACTATTTTGTTCAGTATAAATTCTTGCCGGGCTTAGGATTTTATGGACTCGGTCTAGGGCACATGATCGGAGGGTTGGCTAAGGCCAGCACCTCTATCCTTCGTCAGCTTATCGA